AAAAGTTTTAGAATCAATATTAAAATTTGATAAAAAAAACCACGCTAAACAAGTCAAAGAAAACATGAGACCATTTGAAATATTGTTCTTTGAGGTAGGGGCTGAAATATTAAAAAATGTTAAAGGATTCATATCAGCAAATCCAAAGAAATCAGTTCGTAATATGGTTAAGAATTTAGACAAAGCTATCAAAGTAGTTCAAAGTGGTGGTGATGTGAAAAAATTAAGTAGATTAAAAACACAATTAGATAGATTAGAAGCTATTGGTGGAACAAAAGCTATTGTTCCAAGTGAAGGTTTGGTATTTAAATATAAGGGAAAAACTTATAAATTTACAGGAGCTTTTGCTCCAATAAATCAAATTACAGGTTTAATTTATTTTTAGTATATTTATATATATATTAAAGAGGTAACTATGTCAAAGTATAGAAAAAATATAAGTAGAATCCAGAGTATGTTAGATGGTGATTATAAAACCAAAATACAATCTGGATATGAATCAGCTGAAGTTGATAGAAAAGTTGGTGATAAATGGGTTGATTCAGATGGTATACCGTGGGAACAAAAAGATGGATATAGATTAAAAGGTAGATTAGCTACATCTCCTAGAAAACATTATACTCACGATATGAAATGTTCAGATTGTGGAATAAATTGTACTAAAAATAATGGAGATAGAAGACATTATGATACTTGGATAAGAATGGGTAGATGTTTTCACTGTCAGATAAATTTTGAAGTTATGTTAAAAAGTAGAAAATTTGGTGAAAAAAATAATTTATGGTTTTTTTGGTCCAAATTACAAAGACTTATACGATGGTCTACTATAGATAAAGAAATAGACCAATATATGGAAACTTATTGGGAAGAAGGTAAAAATATACTTGATAAATCTGTAGCTAATGCTTTAACAAACGCTAACTTAGAGGGTGTAAGATATGAAGAAATTAAGTAGTTTATTATTGATTGGAATTTTGTTTTCACAAGAGCCTTGTGAGGGCACATGTTTATCTGAAGAGGAAACAAAATCTATATTTTATAATATTCAAGAAACAGAATATAAATTAGAATTATGTGATAGTCTAACTTTTAATCTTGAATCTCAGATAAAAGATTATGAAATTTTAGTTGGTAAAAAAGATACTATTATCATAGAGTATGAAAAGCAAATAGAATTAAAAGATGAAATAATAAATGAAGTCACACCAAAATGGTGGGAAAATAAATGGTTAATGGTAGGATTAGGATTTTTTATTGGAGTTAATCTATAATGTCTGATAATATTGAATATAATACTATGATACGGCAGCTAGCATCCGATTTAACGGGAGACTTAAACTATTGTATGGAAACAATGCAAAAAGTAAATAATAAAGCTAAAAGATCCAATCAATTATCAAATTCAGAATTAAAAAATTTTTGTGATAAATTAACAAAATTATCATTTTTTGGAACTTAAATGAGTAATAATCAAAACATAAAACAATTAGTTAGACGAGAATACTTAAAGTGTGTAGAAGACCCTGTGCATTTTATGAAAAAATATTGTACAATCCAACATCCAAAAAAAGGTAAAATAAAATTTAATTTATATCCATTTCAAGAAAAGTGTTTAACAGAATTTAATGAAAACAGATATAATATTATACTAAAAGCTCGTCAATTAGGTATATCTACATTATCAGCTGGATATGCATTGTGGATGATGTTGTTTCATAATGATAAAAATATATTGGTAATTGCTACGGGTAAAGACACTGCAAAAAATCTTGTGACTAAAGTAAGAGTTATGTATGAAAATTTACCATCATGGTTAAAAACAAATACAGAGGAAATAAACAAATTATCACTTAGGTTTGCAAATGGTTCACAAATAAAAGCTATTGCATCAAATGAATCAGCAGGTCGTTCAGAAGCTCTATCATTACTAATAATTGATGAGGCAGCTTTTATTGATAAGATTGATGAGATATGGACAGCTGCACAACAAACATTAGCTACTGGTGGTGATTCAATTGTTCTTTCGACACCAAATGGTGTAGGTAATTGGTTTCATAAACAATGGGTTGGTGCAGAAAGTGGTGATAATGAATTTAATACAATTAGACTTCATTGGAGTGATCATCCAGATAGAGATAAAGTTTGGAGAAAAGAACAAGATAAAGTTTTAGGACCCTCACAAGCAGCTCAAGAATGTGATACTGACTTCCTTACCTCTGGTAATTCTGTAGTAGACCCAAAAATATTACAATGGTATAAAGATAAAATGTCTGAAGCTCCTGTTGAAGAATTGGGTATTGATAGAGGATTTTGGGTATTTAGACAACCTGATTATACAAAAGAATATATAGTAGTAGCTGATGTTTCAAGAGGTGATGGTTCAGATTATTCAGCCTGTCAAGTATTTGAGGTTGAAGATATGGAACAAGTCGCGGAATATAAAGGACAATTAAGTACAACAGATTATGGAAACTTCTTAATTGAGGTTGCGACAAAATACAATGACGCGTTATTAGTAGTTGAGAACAACAACATTGGTTGGGCTACAATACAAACCATTATAGATAGAGGGTATAAAAATTTATTTTATCAATCAAAAGATTTACAAGTAGTTGATGTTGAACACCAAATGAGTAATAAGTACAGAGCACAAGATAGAAACATGGTGCCAGGTTTTTCAACAACTGCTAAAACTCGTCCATTAATTATTGCAAAAATGGAAGAGTATACACGAGAAAAATTAGTAAAATTACACTCAAATAGATTAATTGATGAATTGTTTGTATTTATATACAAGACAGGTGTAATTAATGCAAAAGCAGAAGCGATGCAAGGTTATAACGATGACTTAGTTATGTCTTACTCTATAGCTCTTTGGGTTAGAGATACAGCACTAAGAATACAAAAAGATAAAAACAGCCAACAAAGAATGATGATGGATTCAATGTTAAAGAATAATGGAAACACAGATCATACGGCTGGTTTTTCTTTTGGTGGAACTGGTAAACCACAGAACAATCCATATGAAACTGAAGTTCGTGGAGAAAAAGAAGACTTAACTTGGTTAATTAAATAAGAGGATAAAAATGGCTGAAGATTACAAACAAGAAGGTGTTTTTTCAAGATTAGGAAAATTATTTCAAAACAACATAGTTGTTAGAAAAACACCAACAGGACAAATAAAAGTTAAAGATGTTGATTTTTCACAAACATCTTTGATTTCTAATTTTATAGATAGATATTCAAGACTAGCTAATACAAGAGATGGTTTTGGTTCTTCTTATTCTAAACAACAAAACGCTAGAAACGCCTTTGATGTTAATAGAAAAGAATTATTTAGAGATTACGAGTTAATGGATACAGACCCTATTATATCTTCAGCTTTAGATATATATTCAGATGAGTCTACTGTATCTAATGTTGAAAATAAAATTTTAGATATAAAAACTGATAATGTTAAAATATCTAAAATACTTCATAATTTATTTTATGATATTATGAATATAGAATTTAATTTATGGCCTTGGATAAGAAATATGAACAAATATGGTGATTTCTTTTTAAAATTAGAAATAATGGATAAATTAGGTGTTGTTGGTATAAAACCACTATCTGCTTATGAGGTTTTAAGAATGGAAGACCACGACCCAGCTAATCCTAAATTAATTCAATTTAAGGTAGAAGATATGGAATCTAAACATATGATGAAAAAAAATCCTGAAGACGATTTACTTGAAAATTATGAAGTAGCTCACTTTAGAAATATGTCAGACGCCAACTTTTTACCATATGGTAAATCAGCTTTAGAGGGAGCTAGAAAAATATTTAAACAATTGACTCTTATGGAAGACGCTATGTTAATTCATAGAATCATGAGAGCACCAGAAAAAAGAGTATTTAAAGTTGACATTGGAAATATTCCACCAAATGAAGTTGATAATTTTATGCAAAGACTTATAAGTAAAATGAAAAAAATTCCTGTAATAGATCAAAATACAGGTGATTACAATTTACGATATAACATAGAATCGGTAACAGAAGATTATTTCTTACCTGTTCGTGGTGGAGATAGTGG